TGGGCGGGGCAAAGCTTGAGTGGGATCTAACTGTTCGCATTCAAGTCATCGTGCGCGGCGCGACTCCTGATGTTGTCGCGGATGACATCGTGGCCGACATGCACAACAAACTCACTGCTGACCCGCAACTGGGCGGCTACGCCCTAGACATACAGCCTCAAACAGTCAATTTTTTGCTGGAATCTGCAGAGGGCGGAGCAGGCGCTATTCAGTGTGATTACCTTGTGACCTATAGAACCGACGCCAAAAATTTGGCCCTTCAATGATGCCTAACATCGCAGAGAATCCAGCTGAGGGCGGCTCCTACGTCCTCGACAAAGACGGCCAACTAATCCGAGAGGAAGCGGTGGCCAGCGCTGGGAAATCCAACGACCCCCAGGATTTAGGCGATGGCACTTCTGGAACAGAAAAGGCTTCTTCTGATCAAGCCTGAAACAACCTACGGCACTTCTGCAAACCCAGGCGCCTCTGATGCTTTGCTGTGCCGCAGCATTGAAATCACGCCGATTCAAGCGGACACTGTCAACCGCGACCTAATCAAAAACTATTTAGGCAACTCTGAGCAGTATCTGACCAACGAACGGGCCGAGATCACGTTTGAAGTTGAACTGGCTGGCAGTGGCACAGTCGGGACCGCGCCCAGGTGGGGTGCTGCCATGCGTGCCGCCGGATTCAGCCAGGTCATATCTGCAAACACGAGCGTGACCTACGCGCCTGTGTCGTCTGGCAATGAGTCGGTGACTATCGACTTTCACAACGACGGCATCAGGCACCGGATCACAGGCGCTCGCGGCACTGTGTCGATGAATCTTGAGGTCTCAGCGGTCCCGACGCTGTCCTTCACGATGACCGGGCTTTACTCAAACCCGACTGACATCACCCTGCCCACTCCAAGCTATGGAGATCAGGCGCAGCCGCTGCCTACGTCATTCACCAACACCACTAACTTCTCAGCTCTGGGCTTTGCGGGACAGATGCAGTCCTTTAGCTATGAGCACTCAAACGAGATTGTTTATCGGGAGCTGGTCGGCCAATCAACTGGCGAGGTGCTGGTCACTAACAGAGGCCCGCAGGGCAGCTGCGTGATTGAACACCCGACAATCGCCCAACAGAACTTCTACACAGCGGCTAGAAGCAACAGCAGCAGCAAAGGCGACATCACCTTCCAGCAAGGTTCAAGCGCCGGCAACATCGCCACCTTTACGGTTAAGGCAGATATTGCGCAGCCTGCTGTGTCTTATGACAACGGCATCAGCATGTTGACGCTGCCTTACATTGCAGTCGCGACTAACGCTGGCAACAATGAGGCCAGCCTGGTTCTCACTTAATGCCTTTCAAGGTTCGCAAAAGTACGACCTACAAATGGCCGGTTTCTGTCGACGTTCCTGTCGATGGGGGCCGGTTTTCTCGTGAGACGTTTGAGGTCGAATTCCGCAACGACATTGAGCAATCAACGCTCAAAGATTTTGCAGACGGCCTGACGGACGGCACCATGAGCGAGCAAGAGGTCGCCCGCCGTGTGATTGTCAGCCTTGACGGTTTCATCGATGAGGACGGCGAGCCGATCCCCTACAGCAACAGCCTGCTGGATGAAATTCTTGAGGTCCCGATGGTCGCTGCGCAAATCTGCCAGGGCTATGTCGACAGCAAGGCAGGAGCCAAGAGAAAAAACTAATTGAGGTCACGCGAGCGCTTTTAACTTCTGACCGCAACGACGAAAAGCTGAACGAGGATGCGATCGCCTTAGGCGTCATTCTCCCGCCGCCGGCAGAAGACCCAGCGCTTGACATGTGGCCCGAGCATGAGCAAGTCACCGAAATTTTTATCCGTTGTTCGTCTCAATGGCGCTGCGGAATGAGTGGGCCAATAGGCCTGGACTATGTCGCTGTGCGCTGGATTTGCGAGATCTACAATGTGCCTAAGGCCGACCTTCCGCAGTTACTTGAGGACCTTCAAATCATGGAAGGTGAAGCCGTCAAAATCTTGAACAATCAGGGGTCGAAGTAATGGCGAAGGGCGCACGCTTCGAGCTGCTGATCAAGGCCAAGACGGTTGGCAAAGCAGCGATCAAAGCGCTGGGCCACTCCATGCAGGGCCTGCAGGGCCGCGTGAAAATGGTTGCGGCCGGCTTTAAGGGCCTGGTTGCAGCAATGGGCCCGCTTGGCGCCTTGTTCACTGCAGGCTCGATTGTTGGCTTTGGCAAAAACGCCCTGGACCTTGGCGATCAATTAGGGAAGTTATCGATTCGCACAGGCATCGCAGCCGAAAAGCTGTCGGCGTACAAACGACTGGCTGATCTGTCTGATGTCTCGCAGAGCAAAATGCGCCGAGGCCTTAAGACCCTCAGCAAAAACATGCTGGAGGCCAACAAAGGAACGCAGCTCTACGCGCGCGCATTTAAGTCACTAGGCGTCGAGCACACAGATTCGGCCGGCCGGTTGCGCAAAACCGACGAGGTGTTTGAGGACATCGCCGATAAGTTCTCGCAGATGGAGGACGGCAGCGAGAAAGCAGCCATCTCTATGGCGCTCTTTGGCGGTTCTGGTGAGCAGCTGATTCCAATGCTTAACGCAGGATCAGAGGAGATGAAAAAGCTCACAATCCGCATGGCTGACGACTTCCCAAACAGGTCGCAGCGCTTTAACGACACCATGGAGACCCTGGGGCGCAAGTTCCAAGAGGTCGTCATCGCTGTGACTGACTTTTTCCTGCCCGTCATGCAAGACGTGGCCGACGCCTTCTTAAACCTATTTGCAACTCAGGAAGACTTCAGCGCGTTTGGCCATGCCATCTCGTTCATTTTCAAAACAGTCGCCGCCGCTGTTTATACGACCATTGCAGGGTTCCGGTTCTTAACCCGTGTGCTAGACGACATTTTCAAAATGCTGGGCTTTGTCGCCCAAGGCGATTTTGGGGCAGCTGCAAATGTTGCGTCGAAAGGCTTGCAAGAAACTGCAGAGCAGGCCAAAAAAGACAGAGAAGCTTTTCAGAACATCTTTGAAGGCGAAAGCACAGGAGAGCGCAAAACTGACAACTACGCGTCACGGCTTAGGGGTGGAGGCGACACTCAGATCGATTTAGAAGCTCTGCAGGCAGGAGGCAAGACAGGCGAGGCAGAAAGGAAGAAAGAAGAAGACCGCAAAAAACGCGAGGCGCAACAGCTGCAATCAGCGCAGCGTCGAACAGCTGCCAAAGAACGAGAGCTGGCAATTTTGGAAGAGACAGACGCGCTAGAAAAAATTGGTCTTGAATTTGATGACAAACGAGCAACGCTTAAAGAAAAGCTGGCTGACGATCTAGCTAGAGCCCTGACAACAGACGAAAAGACGGCTTTACAAAACGCTTACAACCTCGACATAGAGATTCTGCGCACACAAGAGGCCGAGAAACGAGCTGACGAAATCAAGCGCGCAGGAGAGGAAGCCGAAAGAGCCGCAGAGAAGGCACGCAAAAAACTGGAGGCCATTCAGGGCAAAGACTTTGGCGAGACGTTCAAAGAGGCCATTAAGAACATGGGCAAGCTCGGCGAGAACCTGGGCAACACCCTGGCCGGCGCATTCCAAGCGGGCAGTGACGCCCTGGCTGATTTCATCACTACAGGCACAGCAAACTTTTCAGAGTTCGCCCGCGGCATGTTGCGCGACCTAGCCCGCGTGTTCATGCGTTTTGCCATGTTCACCGCTCTTAAAAACGTTTTTGGCCTGACCTTCAGCGCTAAGGGCAACGTCTTTGACAAAGGCATGAAGCCGACGCCATACGCCAAAGGCGGCGTGGTTGAACACCCGACATTTTTCCGATACGGCGCCCAGGGCAATCTTGGCGTGATGGGTGAGGCCGGAGCTGAAGCCGTGATGCCACTCAAGCGCGACAGCAAGGGCAACCTGGGCGTGATCACAACAGGCGGCGGCGGTGGCGGCGTAGCGGTCACAGTCAACGTTGACGCAAAAGGCACAGCAGCATCAGGTGATGAAGGCAGAGGCGCCCAGCTGGGCCGCTACATCGCCCGCGCGGTTCAAGAGGAATTAGTTGTTCAACGTCGCCCTGGCGGCCTACTTGCCACCTAGACATGGCGACATTCACATTCACCCCCAGCTACGCCCCGCAGGAGACCACTAAGGCGGCGATTAGAGCCACGCGCTACGCGGACGGCTTTGAGCAAAGAATTGGCTACGGCCTCAACAACGTTCAGCGGGAATGGTCGCTGTCCTTCAACAACCGCGACGACTCGGAGACGACCAACATCGTCAATTTTTTGCGGGCTCGTAACGGCTTCGAGGCTTTCGACTGGACGCCCCCGCGTGGCGGAGTTGGCAAGTGGAAGTGTGTCGACTGGTCAGTCACGACAGAAACCTTTGGGCGGCACAACGTCAGCGCCACGTTTGTGGAGGTCTTTGAGCCATGACCATTGAGGGCGATCTGCTTGGCATGAAGCCGAGCCCAATCATTGAGCTGTTCACGCTGCAGCTCGACAGTGAAATTCACAACAGCAACACGCTTTACAGGTTTCACGCAGGCGTTCAAGCCAAGACCAGCCGGCAGAACGTCGTCTGGCGGGGCAATGAATACACGGCGTTGCCTGTAGAGGTCACAGGCTTTGAGTGGACAGGCAAGGGCCTTCCCAAGCCACGCCTGAAGTTGTCGAACATTGCTGGGTTTGGCAGCACCGTGCTCGCGCTTATCAATGCAGACGTCCCCGGCAATGACCTCACAGGCGCAACCTTTAGGCGCATCAGAACCCTGGCCGCTTATCTAGACGCAGTCAATTTCCAGGCCAATACAAACCCCTACGGCACGCCTGCGAACGTGTCATTTGAGGATGAGGTTTACACGGTCGACCGTTTGGTTTTGCAGTCGCGTGAGGCCTGCGAATGGGAGCTAGCGAGCGTGTTTGACCTCTCAGAGGTTGCAGCACCGCGCCGGCAAGTTCTCGCAGATCGTTGCCAATGGTCCTACAGACGCCACGACGGCAGCAATTTTGTCTACACAAAAGCGACGTGCCCCTACACAGGGAACGCTTGTTTCGACGAAGACGACGGCAGCACGTCCGCAGAAAACGACAAGTGCGGGAAAACTATCGACAGCTGTAAGGCACGTTTTGGCAATAACGCCGTGCTGCCTTTTGGCGCCTTCCCTGGAATCGGAATGAACACCCAATGAAGCAAGAAATAATCGCAAAGGCGATCGATCACGCTTTAGAAGAGGCCCCGCGCGAATCGGTCGGCCTGGTCGCTGTTGTCAAAGGTCGCGAGCGGTATGTGAGGTGCAAAAACCTGGCAAAGACAGACGACTATTTTTGTCTGGACCCGCGCGACTACGCCAAAACAGCAGAGACCGGCGAGATCGTTTGCATCGTCCACTCACACCCGACGACCAACCCAGAGCCGTCTGATGCTGATCTGGTTTCGTGTGAGCGCTCACGGCTGCCTTGGCTAATCGTCAACCCTGTGACAGGCGGGCACACGCTCACTGAGCCATCTGGTTACAAGCAACCACTGTTAGGGCGTGAATGGGTTTGGGGCGTGTCTGATTGCTGGACCCTGTGCCGTGATTGGTACATCGAGCAAGGCCTAACAATGGTCGACTTTGACCGGCCACCAACACCGGAGGAGTTTGAACAAAAGCCACTTTTTGAAGAGAGCTGGCAAATTGCAGGCTTCACAGAAGTGCCCGCTGATCAGATGCAATACGGCGACCTAGTTCTCATGAATTTGCAGTCACCAGTCGACGGCCTAAATCACTGCGGCGTTTGCGTTGAGGATGGCCTGCTTTTGCATCATGTTCGCAAACGTCTGAGCTCTCGTGATGTGTACTCGCAGATGTTGCGCAACAAAACTGGCCGCGTGCTGCGTCATTACGATGCAGAGAAGTTGATGGCCTAGCCGTGGTCACTGTCAAGGTTTACGGCGAGATAAAAAACCACACAGGCCGCGGCAGTTTTAAGGCAAGCATTCAGACAGCTGCGGAAGCTGTGCGTTTTCTTGTTTGTAATTTTCCGGGCCTGCGGCAGGTCATGGCAGACGGTGAATATGCCTTGTTGTGTGATCGCGGCTTGCTGCACATGGATGAGCTGCACTACCCAATCGACCCACACGGAGAAATAAAACTTGTGCCTGTCATTGGCGGCGCAGGCGGGTCGACTGGTCAGATCTTGTTTGGTGCAGCGTTAATCGGTCTGAGCTTTGTGTCGTTCGGTGCGGGCACAGCTTTTGCAGGAGCTGGCGGAGCCAGTGGCATGGCTTTATTCGGCGGCACCGGAGCGGCTTGGGGTTCTTCGCTGCTGTTCGCAGTTGGCGCGTCAATGGTCCTGGGCGGCGTCTCGCAGTTACTTGCGCCGACGATCGACGTCAGTCCTGAGGAAGTAGACGCGACCCAGTCGTTCAGCTTTTCAGGCATTCAGCAAAACAGCCGCATGGGTGTCGCGGTGCCAATCGTCTACGGCCGGCGAATCGTTGGTTCGCATGTCGTCTCGACGCTTATTGAAACCTCCGACGATTAGTCATGTCTCAGACAATTTTTGGCGCAGGCGGCGGCGGCGGTAAAGGCGGCGGCGGTGGGCGAGACCCTAAGGAGGCTGACGACAACCTCAACCACGTTCAGTACGCGCGCATTGTCGACCTGCTTTGCGAGGGCGAGATCGAGGGGATTGTCGACGGCCGCAAGGGCGTGTTTTTTGACAACGTGCCGCTGCAAAACCCAGACGGCACCTACAACTTCGACACAACAGGCCTAGACACCGATTTCAAAACGGGCGACGAGGACCTCGTCAATTCGCTGAAAAATGCCGACGAGGTCGGGGCTGCAGTGACAAGCGGCGGCGGTTTAAACCTGACTGTGCAGAAGTCGCAGCCGCGTGAAATCGCAGTCACTGACACGACAGTTGAACGAATCAGAGTTGTCTTGCGTTGGCCGACCATCCAAGAATTTAA